CTACTCTCTCTCTCTCTCTCTCTCTCGATTGGCTCGAACTTAAAGCCGTTGCCCTTGGCTTGCGCCTTTTCGGTTGACGCTCTGAAGCTCGCTACTTGCTCGTCGGATAGATAGTATTTTTGGTCTACTTCTTCTTCCAATAAGTCCTTAAGGCGTAGCTTTAGCTCTTGTTTTGGCGGAAACTCGAACGCTCCGCCGCCTAAAATGCTGATTGTAAAAACTCGCTCGCGGTTCTGCGGTATGCCGTAGTCTTTAGCGTTTAATACTTGATAGTAGTTTGCATATCCTAGCCCCCCCATCGCATCCAAGTACGCGTCAAAATTATGCCGGTGCTTTTTAGATAGTAAGTTTTTTACGTTCTCCCATATAACGTACTTTGGCTTTAGTTTCTCGACTATACGCAAGGTTTCGTACATAAGGCTTGAGCGTGTGCCGCTGTCTTTATCTCCGCCTGCGCCTTTACCAGCTACGCTAAAGTCCTGGCAAGGCGAACCGTGCATAATAAGGTCGCACTCTATATCTTTATCCCACTTTGTGATGTCCTGTGGCTCAAAATTCGTGTTATGGATCGCGTTAAAACTTTTTATCGCGTACTTGTCTATCTCTACCGCATCTACTATCGTATGCTCGATTCCTAGCCGTTCTAGGGCTTTACTACAAGCCCCAATGCCGGCGAATAGCTCTAAAACTCTAATCATCCTTGCGCCTCTCTATCTCTTTTTCTAATTCTTTTACGCTCCCTATATCGCAGGCGATTTCTTCGCCTTTCCAATAAATAGTGATCGCGAAACAACAACTACAGGCTTGTATATCCATATCGTTATCTTTTAGGAACTTGCATAACGACTCTAGCGCCTCCAGCTCGGCCTTTTCTTGCTCTCTGTCGCGCCTCTCGTGCGCTTCTTGGTATAAAATGTCGTCTATTTCCATTACCCTAAATACTCGTCAATTACCTTTTTTGCTTCGTCAAAGCCCACGGCAAAAACTGCCTTGTAGCCCAAGCCTTCTAGCTCCTCTAAAAGCTCCTCTTGCTCTTTTATATGTTCGGTCGCCCAGTCGCCATTCTTCTTGCGCAGCCTCGTTCCGTCCTTCTTCAATTCGATAAATAAACCGTAGCAATTTATACCTAGCGTTCCTGCGCCAGCCATATTTTTGTGTACTGGCTCTGCTATAAACATATCTGGCCAAGCCCTGCGGCCGCCGTTCTGTCGTTTCTGTTTGATAGCTTGCCCCATGGTCAACTTAATACCGCTGCCAAAGTCGCTATGGAATAACACTTTTGGATAGCGCAGCCGGATATAGTCTGCGACTTGCGTTTGTAGCTCTGATTCGGTCATTTCTTGCCCCTTACAAGCTCCACGGCCATAACTACCAAGCAAAGCGCGTTACTTACGACAAGCGGCACGTTGCCGGTTAAGATGCCCGAAAGCATCCAGCCAAGGTTGCCGACGCTCACTAGCAGTTTTACGGTCATTGGCTTTTTGGCCAGCATCCCGCCTGCGCGAAAGACCGTCGCACACCAACCCAATACTTGCGACAAAATATATAGCATCTATTTATCCTCCTCGTAGTGCTTAAAACTTATTTCTAGGCCCTTTACTTCGCCCACGTTAATTTCTACGTTGTTTTCCTTCTCGCCCAGCCTGTATAGCGTTGTGGCCGTTCTAGCGGCGTTTAGGCGCACGTCATGCTTCGGCTTGCCGTCTACTTCAGCGTCTAGTGCATCGGCTACTACTCGGCTTAGTTTATCTAGCGTTACGCCGTTTCTCTCTAGTGCTGCTAGTGCCTGTTGTCTGATTGAAGGTTTGTTAAGGTTTTCGTGTGCGATAGCATTAGCGGTAGCATAATCTGTCGTGTCGTATGCTTTTAAGGCTGCCTGTACGCCGTTTCCACCGTTCTTGGCGTACTCTGCTACGAATTTAGACTGCTTATGCGTCAACTCCCCTTCCTTCGCCATTGTCACCCTCCTTATCCCACATCTGCTTTAGCTCTCTAGCTAGCATTGTGTGTAGTTTCTCGTATTGTTCTTTTAGTTCTTCTACGCCAGCTCTTGCGGTGTTCTCTGTTTCTTCGTTATCTGCCAGCCAGTTGTCTAGCTCTAGCGTTCCGGTGTCTATTGCCGAGAGTAAGGCGCAAAGCTGGTCTGCCGTTATTTCGATAGTTGTTATACCTTGTAATGGTGGCGCGATCATTCTTCGTCCTCTTTGTATACCTTCTTGTATTGTTTAATGTCTACAACTATTGTGCCGTCGTCTAGCAGGCAATAGGTTTTCCCGCGACCGCCACAATACTTTGCCTCTCCTTTTTCTCCGCTAGTCGTTTCGTACTCGTAATATATGGTTTCTCCTTGACGGCTAGACAGGCCGTAAATCGCAATAGCCAATAAGAAAATTCCGCAAAGCGTTAAAAATGATACCAACAGCCACGCAATTACCATATTTCGCTGTTCTTGTTGCGGGTAGTTGGTCATTCTTCGTCCTCCAATAGTTCCGGGTTTTTGTGGATATTGCCTACTATCTCTACATCGCTAGCAACTCTGATGGTATCTGCCTCGCAGCATCCGCAGCCATCGCCTTTTGCAAACGGTACAAAGCCCGCCCTTTCTTCGTCGTATTTTACTTCGTAAATGCCTGTGTAAAAGCTGTCAGACCATTTATCTTTTACAATATCTCCCTCATAAATCTCTTTGCCGTTCTTGTCTTTGAGGCCTGTGTATTGCTCGATAGTCCATTCACCTTGTCTTAAAAGGTCACCTAGCATACTTGTCACATCAACTGGCTTACCACCCAGATATTCTTTGATGTTATTGCCCCACGCTCTAAACTTTAGTTCTCGCATTGTTCCTCCTCCCCGCAAAGCTCGGTGATGGTGTACCACTCGCCGTCTTTTAAGTTCAAAATAGTATCCTCGGTCTTAAAGCCGATGACACAATCGTCGCTTCTAAAAGAACGCCAGTACTCGTCATACTGTACTGTGTCAATTTCGTCCGCTTCTGCCCACGCTCGGACTGCCTTGCGTATTTTCTCGTCTTTAATTAGCGGTTCTTTTGGCATTGTTAGCTCTGCCCCGCAGAATGGACAGTATTTGATATTGTTCACGGAAGTATAAGCATATCCTGCGTCGTAACTGATGTGCATCCGGAATTTATCGTCGTGAAACTGCTCAATATATCTGCCGTCGCAATCGTCTTCCCAAGTTTCGCCCTTCAGCACCTTTAAGCCTCCGTCGGTTGGGCGCATTTTTAATTCGCAATACTTGCAGCTCATTCTTCCTCCTCTCCGCATAATTCTTCCAGCGTATATTTTCTTCCGGCCTCCGTGCCGCTTATAGCGCCCTGGAAGGTAATTGAGTAAGTATCCGTGCTACCGTCAATTCTTCCGTCTATCTGATACCACTCCTCCTCTATGTCGTCTACCGCAATTTTGAACTCTACCAGGTGGCTTGCCTTTGCCCATGCCTTGATTGCTTCACGCTCCGTATGATTTTTGATTAGAGGTTCTTTTGGGGTGTAGTCTTCCCACTCCTCGTTTAGTTCGTTCAAAGAATAATATTCAAGATTTGTCTGTCCATCATCGGTAAAATACTTGATACTTATACTTTTCTCGCCATAATAAAACGACCAAGCCTCAACTATCTCACCTGTCTTTTTATTGCGTAGCTTCATTAGTCCACCTTTCTTGCTGGGCCGCGCTTTGAGATTTTGCCGCCTTTAGCTTTGCCCCTCTTGTAGATAAAATGCAAAGTAGTCGTGTATACTCCAAACAGGAATGAAGCCACGCAGATATACTTAATTGCTTCTAGGTCGTACTGGTTCATTACTCCCTAGCCTTTCCTCTCTTGCTGATTCTGCCGCCTTTTGCTCCGGCTCGCCTTGCAAGTTCCGGGTTGGCTGCGAAGCCGCCTGTATGGCCGTTTCTGCCGCCCTTAGCGCCGATTCGTGCGTAAAAGTCCGCTCCATGTTTAGCCATATTAGTTTCTCTGGCTTTTAGACCGCCAGCTTTAGTTCCTGCCATTAGTTCTCCTTTTCAAAAATTAGTTTGTCTACCCAGAAGAAGGCCAAGCCTCCTATTAGGTTTGCCAAGATAGCTGCCGGCAAGTCTGCTAGCACGATCGCTAGTAGCGGTGTCGTAATTTGCCAGCGTATAACGTACAAAACGTACTTAATAGCCAAGTTCCGGCGCGCGTCTAGCTTGTCTAGCCTCGCCCAAAACTCTGCGTTAGTTTCATAATCTGTTATCACCTCGCCAGCGTCCGTGATTCCGTGCTGGCAAGCGTCTATACAGTCATGGTTCATTTGTTATAAGTCCTTCCATTACCATCTCTGCGAAGTTTTCCATAACATCCTTAAATCTTCCCCAATCGACTACTCCGCTTTCGTAAAAATAAAAACGCCCCTTTTCTCGTGGGCGTTCGTCAAAAGCAATAATTGTGCGGGTGTTCCCGGACGTGTCATAAAAATAGCTCGCTGAAACGTCATTTTTATTTTTAGTCGCGTACTCCTCGTATAAAAAGCCGTGTTTGGCCATCTCCTCTTGAGTTATACCGTCTTTCAGTCGTAGCATAATTCCTCCTTGTAGCCCCTGCAGATATGAGCCAACAGGGGCTTTGAGCTTTCGCCCGGTTTGTCTACCGCACCAATTCCGATAGACATTCCCAAGCGCAAGCTTTTGGCGCGTTATGGCCGCGCCTTGCCTTGTTTCTGACTTGTGATGTGCCAGCTTCCGCAATATTCGCAAAAGTATGTCCTAGCGTGTTGCTTTAGTCCGTTGCGGTGTTTTTTCTTCCGCATAATCTCTACAATTCGCATAGCTTCGGCTTTACTTCTGTATCCAGTCTTGCCGGTCTGGCAGTCGTGTAGTTCCGTAGTTCCTCCTAGATGTTTGATTCTAGCCACATTTGGGCTTCTTCTAGCTTGATTTTGGCCATCGCTGCTGCTCGTGCCTCTTTTGAGCCTCCCTGGCGTACGCTCTTGTATATCTCGATTTCTCCTACAAGCTCGTCAATCTTGCTTAGGATAATTTGGCGCAAGTCCTTAGTGGTTGCCTTTGGTGGCTCGATAAACGGTAGCTGCGTTGGCTGTTCCGTCTTGTCCTGTCGCTTCTCTTTTAGCTTTTGGATATGTGCTTGGTATTCTTCGTAGCTTCCGGCGCGTCTGATGTACGATACTGTGCCAGCTCCGACTTTGGCTGATTTCGTGATTTCGTCAGTACGCTTGCCAAGCTTGAGCATCCTCTTTACGCAGTAGTAAGTTTCGCGATCAATTTTCTTTGCCATTTGTTATACTCCCAAGATTGTATTAACTACTATAAAAATAATGGCCGTTATAATAACTAGGCCGGCTAGGAGTGCCAGCATAGACACTCCCAGCATCATTTTTGTTATGTTGGTTTCTTCTTTTGGCTTATTTGGCGTCGGCTTCCAGAGTTTTTGCCTTGCGGCAGATAACGCGGACTTTGCGGCTGTTGTCTTTTTCATAAATAACCTCCGTTTTAGTAGCGACTTCGCCTAGCGCGTGAATAATCGCCGTTGCTAACTGGTAGTCTTTAGCCTTGAATGTTGCTACGATTGTTGCTTTCATTTTTGCGCACCTCCACTATCTGTACATTTTCGATATACTTAACGTTTATTTTTCCCATAGTTTCCTTTCTTTAGTTCTTCTACCGCGTTTTCGATTTTATCTACGCTATATTTTGCTTTTTCTGATTTTTCCGCTAATTCTGCGTGGGCTACAATCTTGTCATGTAGCGTGTTTAGATACTTTTTAGCGCTTGGCGCAGCATCGAAGCGCCAATAGTTTGTTATCTTCTCTAGCGCTAGCCAATCTTTTAGCGTTAATGTTATTTCTTTTGCCATAGCTCCTTTCTTTACATGGCGCGCCCCATAATCGCGCCGGAACTTACATTTTTGCAGGCCCAAGCGATTGCGAGTCTTTTTACAATCGGCTTTCGCAAAAATTATGTTTAGTATTTAAGGTGCTTTGCTCTAGGTAGGCGCTCGCAGTCGCCTACCAGGTGCAGAATTGCGCCGGGTGCAATCATTCGATCGGAGTTAAAACCCTAACCCGGCGCGCTGATTTAAGACATAGGGGCTTTTATAACCCCTCCTTCGCTGGCGGTTCCATTTGACTATTACCAGCGAGGGGGGGGCGGTAAACCGCTCTCCCTAGGACTCAGCCAAGGCTCTTTATCTGTAAATTGCGCTCCGCTTTGCGTCCGCGTAGTCGCGGGCGTTGCGGTCGTTTTCTTCCAGTTCTTCCCAGTCGATTTGCTCTGTCACGATCCCGCGCATTAGCATTTCTAGCTTGGCTTCTTCGTGGTCGCTTAATTCCAGGTCGTAGCGCTCTAGTATGTCGTACATAATCGTATCTAGGACGTTGTCTATAACGTGCTTGTCGTCGCATCCGTCGTCGTGCCAGGCTTGCGCTTGGTCTGTGAGGTATCTACTTGCCATTTAATAGCTCCTTTACTGCGTTGTTTATAAAATCTTCGGCCGCTTGGTCTACTTGCTGCATCCTTTGCAAGTTTTCCGTGATGTCGGCGCGTTTAAGCGTAAAATCGTGCCATTGTAGGCGCTCTACTAAAAAGCGCGGGTCGTACAGGAATATATGCAAGGTTTCTAGCTTGTCGTTTACCAAAAAATAGTTGTAGTACTCCGCCAGATATTCTTGCGGTGGCGTTTCGGTCATGATGGCCATAATATGTCGCGCGCTTGATAGGCATTTCACCTCTACGGCTTGTGTTAAGTCTTCTGTGTATGCGTCCGGCGATTCTATGTGGTTTTCGTCCGTGCTTTGCCAGACGTTGCCGCGTATTAGCTTCAGCCCTAGTTTTTGCTCGGCCGTTGCGATGGCTTCGGCCTCTAGTTCTTTGCCGCGTTCTCGGCTCGATTCTAAGCCGTCGTCGTCGCCTGTTCCTTCTGCCAGGCGTTCCGCCACTTTCGCATATAGCGTCAGTAGCGGCTTTGTCGTGTCGTATAATTCGCCAGCTTTGCGGCTCTTGGCGTAAAACTTGCCAAGGCTCGTGCCGGTTCTCTTTCCTTCACGGAAGGACAGCCACTCGGTGCTGCCCTGTTCTACCTCTAGTACTTTCATTTGCCTAGCACCTCCGCGCGACGTTCGGTAAACATCTGCGATATGATCGCTTTTTGTTTCTCGGTCGTGAAGTATGGGGCGATTTCCTTGGCGTAGCTGTTGATTTTGAAGCTATTGTCTAGCTTTTTAAGCTTGGCTCGCACCTCGTCAAAGGTCGGTCGGTCGTCCTGTTCCTCTTTTTGGGCGCTCGTTTGCTGTTTGTACTCGTCCGTATCGGCATCTTTTGTATCGTCGATTAAGAATAGGCCATTTAAGCAGTATTTGCGGGCGTAGCTTGATGCCGTGCCGGTAATTTGGCTATCGTCCATGCCTTTTTTGTCTAGCGATTCTCTCGCGCAGGCGCTTGTCTGTATGGTGTTTCCCTCGCTATCGGTAAAAGTAGCGGTAGTTTTAAGGTAAATTCGGTCTGCTACGGCTATAATCTCGTCCGACATATACAAGTTGGCGTTGTGGGCTTTTAGAAGCGGTTTTACGGCCTCTAAAATATCTTCTGCGCTGCGGTATTTGTATTTGCCGAAGCTGTTGTACTGGTTCTTTGGTGCTTTCAGCTCGCTTTGAATAGCGACCAGAGCTTTACTTATTTGCATATATAAGCCTCCGTTGTTAGTTGCACTTGGCTACATTCCGGCTCGGTTCTGTAGCTGTTCTGCTGCGTTAAAATTGCGTCGTAAATTGCTAGGTTCACACTAGCCAGCGCCAAAGCTACAAGCCCTAGCGCGGTTTCTTTTCTCATGTTGTATCCTCTCTCGTCCGGCCGTAGCTACTCTGCACATGAATTGAGATCAAATGATATAGGAGCAATTTTTGTTTTGTTGCAAGGTCAAAGCGGTGCGAAGTGTAATAACTTTGATGGAGTGAAATAGTGTTGAGTCGCACCTAAATAAATATGGGTTTTCTAATCTAAGAAGTAAGCAGCAGAGTAGCTATAGCCGGGCGAATTACTTATAAATGGTTGACCGCTGGTATGAAGGCTCGAAATAGAAAATAAAGCACAAAACAACTTAGAATTGAAAAATGTTTGAATACCAGTTTTTTGCAGTATGATATTACTTCTCCATAATCTGTCTTAGGTACAATCGAGCTTTTATATAAGCCGCCGTCTTAGCTTTGAGCCTTCGTATCAGCGGCCAACCGTTCGAGTTCAAGGCTAGTTGCTATCGCCAATATAATTACTTCGTGCGATGCTTTCGCCAATCACTCTTTGAATAACGCCTTTTCCGAATTGTTAAATATCTTTACTGGCAAGCCAGGTTCGTAACTGCGCTCTGGAGTTATTGTTTTGCCGACAGATAACCCCGTTTGCGCCCAAAAATGCCCCTCAACCGGAGGGGCTTGTTTTTACTCTTATTTTTTGATAGAATTGAGCTACTGGGGCACTAGCTCATTTGGTAGAGCGCTTCCATGGAAGCCTTACCTATTCTTAAGAGTAAAAATACCTTTTCCGATTGGTTTTTGGTATCGTTTTTTCAATTTGCTTTGTTTAACTACCCTTATTGTAGCGCAAGCATAAGCGATAGTCAATAGGTTTATGTTAAATTGTGTGGTATTTTTCGTACTGCCTCTGTAAATCGGTGTCGACTACATGGGCGTACATCATTGTCGTATCCATGCTGGCGTGTCCGAGCATGGCGGATAAGTAGCGCATATTGCCGTTATTTTTCAGAAAGTTAGTAGCAAAGCTATGGCGTAGGACGTGCGGCGTAACGTGCTTGGCGATTCCGGCGCGCTTGGCGGTATTTGTGATCACAAGTTGTACGTTGGTGGCCGTCATTCTATCCTTGTGCAAGTTCGATACTATGAGCGCTGCGCTGCGGTCGGTTCGCTGGCGTAAGTAAACGTCCATTAGCTTTTCGGTGCGTTCGTCTATAAAACATAGGCGCGGCTTTTTGCCTTTGCCGATTACGGTAAATCGGCGCTCGGCTATTTGACCTCTGTTAAGTTGTATTAGCTCCGATAGCCGTATGCCGGAACTGTACAGAAGCGATATTATAAAAGCATTTCGGACGCTGTATGAGGCCTCTAGCATGGCCTCTACTTCGTTTTCTGTAAGGAACACAGGCACAGTTGCATCTCGCTTCGGAATTGGCACTAGCGCGGCTTTTAAGGCCGGTATATCGCGCAGCTGGCAATAGTCTAGCACTACGCGCAGCCTGGTTAGATAGTTGCGGATAGTGTTTGTGCAGCGTGTTTTTTCTAGCTCCTTAGTCCATCGCCCTATATCTTCTGTAGTTAGCTCGGCTACGTCTATATCGCCTAGGAATTGGCAGAGGCTACGCCGGCAAGTGTCGTGCGATTCTAGGATGCGGCGCGACTGCTTTTTAATGATCATATAATTTGCCTTGTATAAGTCGAAGGCACGACTTAATTGCATAAAAATAACCTCTCTCCCACTCGTTAAAGTTAAGGAAAGAGGCTCGTTTTTAATAGCCGTGTTTAGTGAGCATCTGCTTTGTTACCACGTTGAAGTAGCGTACCGGCATAAGGATATTTGGCCTTGTTGCTAGTTCGATTGCTTGCTGTATCTCGCTATCTGATAAGTGATAAACACATTTAAGAAAGTACTCCCTGCATTGTGGCGCGTTGAACTTTAGTACTAAGTTTTGCGCTTTGAACTCTGCTACCTCTGTTTTGTTTAGGGTTTTTCCACAGGGTTTTCCACAGGTTGCGAAATTCACAGTATTTATCATTGTATTGACATTGAATTTTTTCTTTAGAGAAAGGGTTTCATTGTCATTGAGCGTTCTTCCCATCTGTTATGCCTCCAAAATTACAACCAATCAAAATATACGGACGCACTCTTGCGCATATTCGATTGTTTTTGCAGGCATAAGGACGGTGCGCGCCTTTATGTCTGCTCCTATTTTACTACATACAAGGCAAAAAACCTCGTATTATTCCGAGGTTATCTGTTGGCAAAACAATATACTTTTAGTTTAGCTTATGCGTTATTTTTTTGTCAAGCCCGGCTTCGATTTCGGCGTACCATTTCTTGTACGCGTTCACTTTCTCCGTGATATAGCTATTTCCGCCGGCTGCGTGGTAAATATCGTACTCGTGCAAGATGTTTGTATAGTTTACTGGCAAATGTCCGTCGTCATGCTCTTGCTTGTCCTCAAGTATCATAAATAGAATGGCCGTTTTGGCTTCGCTCTTGTCCATGTGGCGCTGATGCTTCTTGCTGGTTAAAAGCGTCGTTATGATCGTTGCTATACTGCCGATTAAGGCTACTATAATTTCTGTCATTTTCCCTTCCCTGATTGTGGGGCGGCCGAAGTCGCCCCGTAGTTGTGTTTATTTTGCCAGTCTGTCGCGTAAAAAGTTTCGCTGTCGTTTCATGCACTCACGGTATGCAGAGTCGTTGCAAGCCGTCATAAGCCACTCGCAAGCCTCTACAATGTCGTAGCGGTCTATCGTGTACTTGTTTGTCTGGTATGCCTCCCATGCGCGCTGTAGCTCGTGCTGCGGCGGCTGCGGGATGTCGTGTAACACTTCCTTGTGTAGCTCGTTGTGTATTTCTACGTTTAAGTCGCGTATAAACGCCTGCCGTAGCAAATACGCGTAGCCGTTGCTCCAATGCTTGCGCTGGAATAACAGATGGTGCTTGTTTTCGTGCTTGGCTCGTTGAGCCTTGCGAAGTCTGCGGCCTTTTCTTCCCATAAGCTCGCCCCCTCACTTCTGGTTTGTTATCTCCGCCATAATGTCGCCAAAGAGGGCGCTATAGTAGACTACCTGCCCTGCTTCTTCCGGCGTACATTCTCCGTACACTAAAGTTTCTTCCAGTAAATCGGTAACGTTCATGCCGAACTGCTCGACAAGCTCGAATAGCTGCTTGCCGTCAATCTTGCCGACTACCTTTACAAAAACAGTTACTTTTTTCATAGCTAGCACCTCCCCTGCTAGGTTGACCGGTTTATAACGTACTAGGGTTTGTACCCTTATCGCCACGCCCAGGCCACGAACACAACCTGTATATAGACGGCGTAGCGACAAGGGCGCAAATGCGCCCAATGTTTAAGAGCTAGCCTTCTTGTAGTCAGAAGAACTTTTAACGATACTTGCGCCAAGCAATGCGTTCAGAATCGCAATTATGAGCTGTACTGTAGCGTCGATTTTGTCACCGAAGCCCAAGCCCCAAATGTTGGCCAAGCCGAGATAGAGCGCCGATATGGTCGGCAATACGATGGCTACGACGATTTTAAGCACGTCGTATGTCTTATTGGATAGCGCAATTTTTACGCCTTCTTTTTCTGCTGCGTTCATAATGTCCTTTGCTTTTTTCGCCGCTTCTTTGACTGCTTTTGCGTACTCTTTTTCAGTCAAGCCTTGGTCTGTCGATGCTGGCGCTTCTGGTTGCGCTGTAGGCTCGCTAGCGGCCGTTTCCTGCGGTTTTTCGGTCGTAGTTGGTTGTGGTTGTGTTTGCGGCGCTGGCGCTGGTTGTGGCGCTTCCTGTGGCTTCGTAGCGGCCTTTGGAATTTCCGCATATTTCTTCCATTGTGCCGGCGTAAGGTTGGCTATATCGCGGTCGAGAGTACCGGCGCTGGAGCTGTACTGCCAGATGCACCAAAACGCCCAAGGGCCAATCTTGTATGGCATATCTTTAGTGCCTGGAGTTGGCGGGTTCTTCACGTTGTACTTGTTTGGATAACCGGCGATCCATAGGCCATAGTTTCTAGCCACGCTTGACCAGTTATTGGCCGTAATAACCGAAGCCGACATATAGATAAGCGGGCGTACGCCGGTAAGCTCGTAAACGCGGTTCAAAAACTGTTCCGCCCAAGCGACGTTCCATGTGTTCTTTTCCCAGTCGAGTACCGGGATAGCTTCGCCAAAGTAGTTGCGCGTATTTTTTACAAAAAAATCGGCCTCCGCTATAGCGCCGTTTAGGTCTGGGCGCGCAAAGTGGTAAAAGCCTAGTAGCTTGCCTTGCGCTTTTGCACGTTGGTAGTGCTTGTCGCAGCTTGGGTCGACGTACGCTGCGCCTTCCGTTGCCTTAACAATTAAAAAGTTTTGTGCAGAATCGCCAGTACCGACGCTCTGCCATTTAGATATATCGTAGCCGTATAACGCCATGTTTTACGCTACGCATCGCCTAATTATATTTTATCACTTATAACATTGCGTGATAAATCAGCAGTACAAAACCTTACATTGTGTGATTTACAACAAAAAACCGCCCCAAAGAGCGGCTTTCTATTATAACATAAATATACAAAAAATGGCGGAAGGTGCAGGGATCGAACCTGCGCGGCCGCGAAGCCCTAGCTAGTTAGCAACCAGCCCTCTTAACCGCTTGAGTAACCTTCCGTCGTGGAATATGTCGGCCTTCCGAACGTGCCGGCCGCTGTCTGGACTTACGACTTGGCGCATTAACTTCTGCGCAACGGAGCGAGTTCTTTTAACCGGCTCTCCGCAGTTTTATTTTACCACCAAAAAGCCGGCCTTGCGGTCGGCTAATTGGATATTAAAACTTATCTCTTGGAGATTCGTTTATTATATCAGATTTGCTCGTAATGCGCGCCAGCTTGGCCAGCATCCAGCCATACCCACTTGTCGTATTGGCTCGATGGAGTGTAGCCAAAGTAGCCTACTCCCATATCGCCGGCAAGGTTCGTGCCTGTAGCGGTGTTTTCGATGGTGTTTGCGCCGCTTTCGAGCAAGGCCGTGCGGATCGCTTCGAGTTGGGCGATAAGCGAAGCCTTGGAGATTGTTGAGTCGAAGCTGAAGCCTGTAGCTTGCGCGTAGTACCATACTAAGCCGGTCACGTCAGTTTTTGCGGCATCTTCGTCAGCCCATTTATCATAGCCTACTTGGAAGTTTTGGTCTGTTGTTGACATGGCAAAGCCGTTGCCTTGGCCTTGCGTATAGAAATTCTGGAATGTTTTGGCTGTAAATCTGTTTGTAGCGCCTACTGGCATAACGTTGGATGCACTCGGCACAACGGCGTGTATATTAAGCTGCGCTAACGAGCCGCTGCTAAGATAGCAACGCTTCGCATTGGTGGTATCGTATGTCCAGTTCTCCTGGCCACTAAACGTGAATTTGCCGGTATTGTAATGCACCTTCCATGTGCTGCCGTCTTTGTAGATATAGTCTTGGTATGTTCCTAGTTTGCACAATTCGATGTTGCCGAGGTCGAGCGGGAGTGTCTGCTTTGAGTAAGGGGCGTAGGCGCTTGCGGTTGATCCAAGCTCGATTTGGAGCGTGTCGACATAGGCTATTGTAACAGTCAGCCGCATGTATGCTGCATTTTCTGGCGGGGTAAATGCTTGAGCGTTACTTGCGTTCGCTATGTCGTCATAGACGTTCGTTAGTGGCTCTTTGCTTGAATTGAAGAATTTTAGGCGAGCAGAGCCGCTCGTAGTTTTGTAATATGTTTCTCCCGCGATTACGCGCACAAAGCCGCTCGTTTGGTATTCTGGGTTCGTTCCAGTTACACTGCCGTCGCCTTGTAGCGAGCCTATAACTAGGCTTGCTTTATCAAATATGTTTTTTCCAACAATCTCTATAGTTTGCTCGCCGGTCACCAACTGTACGTCTTGCGGATAGTCTGGGTTTGGCGAGGGAATGCCGCCAACGTATGGCTCAAAATCAGTAACATCGCTGCCAGATTCTAGCATTAGGCCGTAATCTCCATCCACTACCGGCGAGCCAACAATCGAGCCGCCGAATAAATAAAATTGGTTATGATCTGCGGTTGTTGTTATTTGCGCGCGAGTCTGCTCTTTGCCGATTATCACTTCTTCATATCCGCTACCGCCGGAAGTAGAAAGGCGTAGTGTGAATGTAAAGCCAACAGGGGCTTTTGTTGTAGAAAACGTATAAGTACCGGCCGGAAGAACTCTACCTAGCGGCACGGCGTTTGTTGTAATTCTGAACCATGTACTATTCGCTGTGCCAGAAAGTCGCAAATATCCGTTACTTAATGGCGTAGTAGTAACGCCGTAGTGATAGCCAGTGCCAGCGTATGGGCCAAGCTTATTTTTGCCGGTATACGTTTGCTGATCCGTGTCGCCATCAAGCTGGAAGCTCTCCATTTTGCCCGCTTCGTCTGTAATTGTGGCCGTAATAGGGTTGCCGGTAGCCGTCTGCGTCGTATGCGCCTTCTCGGTGAAGTATAGCTTGGTCGCGTCGCCTGTTTCTGGCAAGCTAGCTACTACCTCTGGCACTAGCGCCGGTGTCGATATGGTCGTACCCGTAATGTCGATATTATCGCCAGCCGTATAGGTCGTATCGGTCGCGCTGATAGTATCGCCAGTAATAGTAATGTTATCGCCGGCGGTTAGGGTGTTTTGCTTGGTCGCTAGTGCATCGGTCGTAGCCTTTTGGCTCATAACCTCGTCAACTGCTTGGCCGGTCGTTTGCGCGATCGTTGGCATTGGGCCAGTATCGCCCTTTTCGCCCTTATCGCCTCTAGGGATAGTAAAGTTTAGGACGGCGTTATGTTGGTCGCCTAGGTTTACCACTTCAGCGTTGCTGCCAGGCGCGCCAGTATTGGTAGCGTTTACCGTGATTGTAGCCGCTGCGCCAGTATCGCCCTTTGCGCCTTTTGCGCCTTCTGGGCCGGTATCGCCCTTCGGGCCTTGTACGCCCTGCGGACCTTGCGCGCCGGTTGGAATACCGAAGTTAAGCACTACGTTTCGAGTATCGCCGCTATTTGTTACGGTAGCATCTGCGCCAGGGGCTAGTGTGGTTGTGCTGCCAACAGTAACGCTAGCACTCAAGCCAGCTGGGCCTTGCGGGCCAGTAGCACCTTGTGGACCAGTAGCGCCGGTATCGCCCTTGTCGCCCTTCGGGCCGCCGGTGTTTTTCAGCTTAAAATACGCGCGGCGTGGGTTAGATTCGATTTTATTATCTGCGTTTACAATGTTGATTCTTGCCATTTTACGCCCTCAAAGTAACGACTGGCACGATAGATAGTTTGCCAAAAACGATCGTTTCGGCCACGTCGCTGTTTACCAATTTAATGTCGTAATAATAGTCGCCAAAGTCTATATCTGTTTCAGATTCGGTCAGCGCCAAATTTAGATAGCCTTCGTCGTCGTACTCCGCGTCCGTGCCGACTGTCCACATTTTCTTAATAAGAGCGTTGTCGTCCGTCTGGTCGTTATCCGGCTCGGTTTTGACTGTAAAGTAAAGATTGTCGCCGTCTTGGAAGGTGTAAGAGTCCGACTTAACATATAGTACCTGTGTGTTTTTCTGCGGAATAATAAGAGGTTGCATAGCTAGGCCTCCTGTTTAATAAGTCCGTTAGCGAACTCGTCCGCTTTTCTGTCGATTTTTTGGCGTGTTTCTTTAGAGATGTCGCTATAGCGGGTCATAAGCTCGTACGATGCCTTCTTTACGCCCTTAATGGCGGCTACGATGTCGGCAAATTCGCCGCGCTCTTTGTCGCTCATTTTCTTATCGGCTAAGATTTCGTACGCTTCGTCTACTAGCTTGTCTAGTTTTTTACCGAAGCACTCGAACTTATCGCCCAAGGAGTCTTTTTTTTCGATTTCCTCGATGTACATTTACTGTCCATCGCGATCGCCAAAACTAGCTTTATTATATCACGATGACTTATGTTAAAATTTAAGCAAAGGAAGTATGGTATATGAGTGTTGAGATAAAAATTAGCGGTAGTGGCGCTAAAAACACTAAAAATATACGCTACGAGCGCAGACAGCTTGAGCGCCAGCTTGATAGAGCGGCATATTTTGAGCAAGAGGCCGCAATGCGCCGAGCGGAAGGCGAAGAATTAGGGCGCTTGCGAGCTAAAAACGCTGCCGAGCTGGAACGTTTCAGAGAGGAGCAAAAAATAGCTACCAAAGAGGGTTTTAAGTTTTGGTTAATGCTTATACCTGTTATATTTGTAACTGTTTCCGTAATTTGCGTTGTCTGTATGCTAGTAGCAGGAGTTTTCGACAAGTTGCAATAAAAAATAGCCCCGGAGGGCTATTTTTCTTTACTCTAGTGCGCTTGTGTCGCTTAGATAGCCTTGTAATAGCTGTCTTGCGCGCGCTAGTTTGTTTTGCCGGACTTCTTCAGAGTCAAAGGCGGTAGGGATGTAGCCTGCGCCAATTTTCTCTGCTTCTCGTGGCGTGATATTTGCGCCGGACTGCAAGTAGCCGAGCGTAAGTGCTAGCGACTGTGCCTGGTTGGCGTAGTCGTTGCCGCCTGCGAGATTTACCGCGAAGCCTAGCGGGCTATTTGCCAATGCCGTGCCAGCATCCGGGGTCATTTGCGATAGCGTGTCAAGCTGTTGGAGGCCTACTAGCGCTTTCGACTGGTTAGCGGATAGCGCCTTTGGCTCTTTTTCTTCCGTGGCGTATAGTTTGTTGGCTTGGCTGTACAGGTCTGCAAGTTGCGTCCATGCTGTCATGTCGCCGGCTGCCATCGCCAAGTCCATGGCTTGCGATAGTTTTTCGCGTGGGTCGGTGCTTTGTGCTTGTGGCGCGGTCGTTGGAATTTGTGCCTTTAGCGTTTCGGCGTTGTTGTACGCGTTCATATAGTCGTTTGCGGCGTTCTCGTAGCCTGTAGTGGCGTTCTGTAGCTCGTTGCGGTTGTTTGCGTAGTTACCTTCCGTCAAGCCAGCTTGGCGCGCAATTTGGCGGTTAGCGACTTCTCCGAAGGTCGGCAAAAGTCCTGCGTAGCTTGCGTTAGAGATAGTCGTGTCGTTGAGTGGCGCGGCTACCTTTTCTGCAAGGTTTACGGCCTTGTTGGCTACTTTTCCGGCGTTGTTAGCAAGCGCTGCCTTAATGCCGTTTGCGAGCGCCTGTTTAACTGGTGCTTCGCCGTTGAGTTGCGCCTGTACGTTTTGCGCCTCAAGTGCCGCCTTGTTGGCGCGGTTCAGTTTAGCTTTTGGCGAGTTCATTAGTTTATCCTTTCCTGCTTTGAAGATAGCGCCAGCTAGACTGCTCTTGCTTGCGCCCTTTACTTCGTTGGCTAGCGTGTCAGCGAAGCCGCCAGCGCTCATTTTCGAGCCTTCTACAATCTTGCTGCCGTCTACTAGCGGTTTCATGAGGTGGCGCAAGTCGCCGCCGTTCTTAACTTTACCAATGCCGTTATCTACGAAGTTGGCCCAAGTTTCGTTGCCGTCGTAGTAGCTCTTAAGTTCTGCCAAGCGTTCCGGCGTAATAACCTTGGAAGTGTCGCCTGCTGCATCCCAGATTCTTGCCTGTAGCTCGTCCTTAACCGTTCCGAGTACTGCGGCGCGGCGCGCATCGCTATCGGTCATGCGGTGATAGTTGCCGCCTTGGCCTTTAATCTGCCTGATTTGAGATTCGAGCTGCTTAACGGTATCAAGTGCGGTGTTGCCGTCAGAGTAGCCGTTTGCGCCGGTTCTCTTAAGTGCGCTAGTAATCTGCTTCGTAACTGCCTTGGTTTCTTCGTCTGTTAGTCCGTTATTGGCGATCAGCTCATTTAGCCAGTCTTGGTTGATAGCCGTTTCTACATTTTCTGCTTGTGCGGCAAGTTCGCGTGTCCACTTAGAGATAGCGCCATCTTTGCCAGTAACGTGGTTGGCTGCGTATTGTACTTCCGCTGGCGTTGTTAGGCCGTAGTCGCTCTGCAATGTCGCTAGTACGTTTTCTGGGCTTCCGACTGCTCGGCGTGTTGGCGCATCGAGTGTGCCGTATTGGCTCAAGAGTGCTGCGCCCTGCCTCTGCCTTGCTTCGGCGTATTGGCGCTCAAGTTGTGCGCGTTGTGCGTGTGTAATCTGTGGCGCTTCTGGCTGTACTGGCGCTACTTCTGCGCTTTGGCGTGGTGCTGGCAAGTTTTCCGGCTCTGCGTTCAGCGTTCGGCGCGTATAGTTCGGCTCTGCCATGCCTTGTGGTGCTGTTGGCGCGGTGTTTGCGGCGTTTACCGTAATTTCGTCGGCGCGCGCTGGGCCGCCCTGTACGTCAATCGTGCGGCGTGGGTAGTTATCGTCTACAATCTGTTGCGCCGTCCTGTTGTATAAGTTTTCGTCCATGGCTAATGCGCCGCCAATGTTGTCATTGGTGTAGTAGTGCTTTCGCATATCGGTATTGGCAAATTCGCGGTACTTGTCCAAAACATCTTCTGGGGTAAATTCGCCGCTCTTTAGGCCGATGTCTACCCAGTCGTTGCTACCAAGTTTGCGGCCGCCTTGTTCTACGAAAGGTAGCAGCTCCGGCTCAATGTCTGCGCGGGTCTGGCCGGTGCGTCCTAGCCAGTAGTCCTTGTAGTCGTCTAGGTCGATTTTTGGCAAGTCCGATTTATTCAAATAATCGCCAAAAACTCCGTCGTCATGCGTCGTGTTCCAGTAGTCTGCTGCGCCATTTCTGATCGCGCGATAGTCTGCCGGGTCTAGCGTTTCTTTTAGATAGGCCAAAACATCTTCTGGCTCGCCCATCTCGCCTCTTGCGATAGCTTCTGCTAGGGTCTTGTTGCCGCTGTAGTCGTCCATGCCAAATAGCTTGCGTAGCGATGCTTCATTGTTCGGTAGCTCGGCTTCTGGAAGATTCTTGCCGGTCAAAACATCGTTGATATAGCCCTTGCGGGTGCGCATTGCGCCTTCTGGCAAGTTTTCGCCTTGTATATAGCCGTCAATATAGCGGCCAGTACCTTTGCGAGTGTTGCGGATGTTCACCGGCACTTGTTCCGTTCCGGCATCGTAGTCAGTAATTGGGATGCGCTGCTTTACTTGGGCTTCTGTAGCGTCCTGTAGCGGGTTTTTCTTTGCAGTCGGCAAATCGCCCACAATTGGCGCATTTACCGCTCCTGCGCCGTTCTGTGCGCCCATGGCCCTATTTTTGAGCGCGCTATAACCGCGTCCGGCAAGTCCGAGCGTTCCGGCTACCGTTGCGCCACCGAGTGCGCCACCTTTTGCGCCCTGCGCCATGTTAGATAGCACATCGCCAAGGCTTCCGCCGTTAAGTGCTGTTGCCAAGCCTGCGCCTGTTGCGCCTGCTGTTGCACCACCGATAGCGCCACGTCCGAGCTGCGAAGTTGCGGCGTTTGCTAGTTTCTGCGCCGTAGCGTTCTTAAATTGTTTGCCTGCGACTTTTCCAAGCGCGTTGCCGGCTACTAGGCCTGCTGCGCCTGCGCCACCGCCAATTAGGGCGTTGCGGGTGAGTTCTTCCGCCGTCGCGTTCGGGTTCTCTGCCTTCGTCTGGCCAATTCCAGAGAGTGCGCCCTGCGCGATATTTGCTACTGGGCTAGCCGCTACGCCTGGGATAAGGTCGGATAGCGTAACTGCTGCGTCAAGCGCCTTGCCTCCAGCCATACCGTAGCGTTCTTTGGCGTTGTTTCCGCCTAGAATCTTTTTACGCGCCTGTTGGGTGTAGCTATCTTCCGCGTTTTTGCTTTTACCGGCGGCCAAGTCGCGCCATCCGTTAATAACATCGTTGGTTGCTAGCCATGCTGTATCGCCAATGTTCTTAATGGAATTGCCGATGCCAGATAGTACCGAGCCGAGCGTACCGCCTAGCGGCTTATTGCTTGCCGCGTCGTAGCCAGCCCTTGCTCCCTGCAAGTTGGATAGTGCCTGCGACTGCGAGTTGTTAGCTTGCGCGATCTGGCGGGCAAGGTTGTTTATCTGCTTTTCGTTGTTTGTAAGTCCTCTAAATGCCATCGCGTACTCCTAAACGTATTTCAAGCCCAAGCGGTCAAGTAAGGCGTTGCCAGTAGAAACAAAGTTCTTGCCGGTGTTCTGGGCGTAGTTCCTGCCGGTCAGCAAGCCTGCCTGTAGTTGCTTCACTTCTTCGCTTTTATCGCCAAATACCTGCTTGGCGGCGTTAATGAGGTCAGCACCGGAATAATCGCCACCGTTAGCGCCGTAGTAAGTGCCGAATTTTACTGCGTTGCCAGTAGCGGTATTGTAAAACTGTTTGCCGCCGGCGTTGTCGGTCGTGTAGCTATAGCCCTTTTGTGGCTGGGTTAGCTGGTTGAGGTATTGCTGGTAAGCGTTCTGTTGCGCCATCTGCGCATCAAATTGGCGTTTCTTCTCGGCAAGTTCTGCCGCCTGTTGTGCTGCGGCGCGTTCTGCGGCCACTTCGTTGTCGTAGCGCTGTAGTGCGTAGCGGTTGGCTTCGTCGTTGAGCTGCGCCAAGGTCTGCTGTAGCGATAGCCTGTTGCTGTTCGCTTGCGACTCCGCCTTGGATAGATCGTTGGCTTGGTTCGTCTGCATCTGCGTAACGGCCGGCACAAAAGCCTGTTGATAGTATTTTTTGTTTGCGATTTCGTTAGCACCGCCAAAAGAGCCACCGTTACGGCTTGCGGCCATGCTCGATGCTTGCGCCTGATAGTTGCGCTGATTGTCCAGGGTTTTAGCCTGTTGCGCGTAGTCGGCGTTTATACGGTTTTTCTGCGCCGTTAAGTCGCCAGCTATTGCGTCAATTTGGTTTTGCAGAGCATTGCGGCTATTGTCGTAGCTTTTGCTCGTTTCTGCCAAAATCTGCGTTAAGTTTGCCATGCGTTGTACAACGCGTCGCCAAAATTACTTTAATTATATCACGATGGCTTTACGCGTTCGGCGGGTAAACATAGCTAACATTCAGCGTAAAAGTGATGCTATCGAAGTGCTGGCTTGCCTGGGCGGTTTGTACGGTATCGCCAATCACCAAAGTAGTGTCGTTTTTGCGCGCGATCATGATTGTATGGCTAGGGTAGCCAATGTTCGGCCAATAAGTAACGCTCCCCGGTGTCGGTACTGTAACGTCTTTCGTTTCTTGCTGTTGCGTTTCGGTGTTATAAACGGTAGTTCTAAACGTCACCAAAAAGCGCGGAATAGCGCCTTTTGCGGCCGGTAGCGCTATTTCTTTTTTGACATATCCCATCTTGCCAGCTCCGCTAGTTCCGGCTGGCATTGTTACGCTAACGGTGTAGTTGCCGGCTTGTGCGAAGGTTAAAAAGTCGGTGTTCATTATAAAGCGGTTCGGTCTACTAGACATCTGCGTATATCCTTATATGCCACTTCTTTTGTCCGTCCGACATATAAGTAGCAAAATTACATATCTTTGTATCGACATAGTTATAGTTCTGCCATGGGAAGCCGTACTGTACGTCTGGGCCGTTTGATAGTTCTACGGTGCTGCCGGTCTGTTTCCAAAAAAGTACATATGGCAAGCGCCCTAAGTTATGTTCAATCTGTACGCGCGAAGTTCGCGTTTGCAGCTCTTTGAAGCCGTGCGTAACGTTTACATATGCTACTTTTGATGTGTCCAAGTCCTCTGTTATCTCTCCGCTAAAAATAAGCGGTGCGTAGGCGTAGCTAGTGTTAAAAATAAACTTTGAGTTTTGCCTTGAGTTCTTGCCGGCCTCTTGCGTGGCGCTCTCTGGCGCTAGTCCATATACGCGATAGTATATCGTTTGCGCGCTGGCTCGGCTGCTCTCGAATTTGATAGATATATTAGTAGCGTTTGCTTTTACTTCTACCATGCCGAAGTCGTACGGAAATGGCTCGTAGGATAGCGAGCTGTTAAAGTCCTCGGTTGAGGCCCATATGGCTATCGGCAGCGGTATAAACGGCAAGCCATGAGGTATATTTATGGTCTTAGTGCCGTTTGTACTACCAGATTTTGCCGGCACAGATGCGCTGCCGTGGTTAAAATACACTACTTTATCCATCGGATAGTCCGAATTGAATATAAAGCGGTGAAGATTCGCCATTATTTTACTTCCTCTAGTACGTTAAAGCCTTCTTTTGTGATCCAGATTCCTGGCCGCCCATCGCCAGGGGCTTGACCAATAAGGATGCGCGGCATCCCTCCGGCATCGTAAAACACTTCGCCAAAGCGTCCGTTCGGAAGTTTGCCGCTTGTCATTTGCGTTGAGCCGCCACCCTCGATAGTTTTAGTGTACGTTTCGGCGTCCAGCATCATTAAGTTATGGTTGATGTTCTGTAGCGCGGTTTTAGTACCTTGGCTGCTGCTAACCGGTATAAATCTATTAGGCATAGTGCCTCCTATCTTATGCGTTGAGTTTGAATAGTTAAGGTGTGCGAGCGGAATACAACAGGCTGGAAGGCTGCGTGGTGTTGATAGCGCAGCTGGCATCTGTAAAATTCGCCGTTTACTTGCGGTAGCGTGGTATGCACGGTCGGCTCGGTCGGCACTCCGAAGTCCGGCGGGTTATCCCAAATATAGTTCTCGTCTATAACTTGTTGGTTCTGCAAGTTGATAGAGAAGGCGTATTTTACGTTGTCGGTAAAGTCCATGGCATAACCGCACTTGATGCTATATGGCTGGTCGGTTGAGCCAAATTCTGGTCGCCACTTGGTTATGCGCTTGAGCTGGCTAGTCGTTCCGAATGGCTGGTAGTTGGTTTCTAGGTCAAAGTCGATAGGCATAACTCCGGCATCGGCATAAGGGCAAGTTTCGTCCTCTAGCTGCAAGAGGCAAAAGCTCCCGCGGCTTGGCGTGGCCAAAAAGCGGTTGTTGGCGGTTTTTGTGCATACTGCGCCAATAAATATGTTGGTATCTACAGACTCCCATACGTCCAAGTTGGTGTTGTATACCAAGCATCTATCGTTCTGGCCGTTGCCAATGCTCGAATAAAAGACGTATAAGCGATTCTTATATAGCGCTACTACGATAGATTGCTTGCCTGGGATAGCGTCGTATAGATTCTGTATCGTTTTCTCTGTTAAGCTCCACTCGCTTGAGCCGTCAAATTTGTAAATACCCTTGTCGTTGGCGTAATAGGCGTAGTTCTGGTCGCAGGCTACGCTCTCTTGGCTGAACGTGCCGCCTTGAGCGTTGCAGGCGCTCTGCGTCCATGCTTCGGCGCTTTGCATATACATCTGGTATTTTGCGCGCCTTGTCTGAATGTAAATCACGCCGCCTAAGTTAAACATTGCGGTAATTGGGTCGCCAGTTTTGATCGCTGGGAAGTTCTGGTAAAAGTCTAGGTTAAAAGCGTCATAAGTCGAGATGGTCTGCGGGGTCGTGTCTACAATTCTAAGGTTTACCGTGCTGCCGCTAATACTTGTTACCGATGCCGTCGCCGTGCCTTGGCCGGTTATCCAGTCGCCTACAGCGATGCCGGATGGCGTAATAGTGTTTAGGTTAATACTAAGCGTTGCGCCTGGGTTGCCGTTAATTGTGGCCGTAGTACTGAAAGCCGGGCTTTTTGCCCAAGTGTAGCCATAAGGGTAAGTCCATACCGCGCGCGTGTTTACGTCCGCATCGAAGTAAATAACGTTGTCGGCTGGGCCAGCCATGATGTTTGAAGGCTTGAAAGTAAAGGCCGTATCTGTTTTGAGGTCTTTTACTGTAATTGCGCTATCCGTAAAGTCGCCGTTGCTAAGTACGAGTTTGTGCGGAGCTTCTTTGCCGTCTGCGTATCGTATCTCGTCTAGTAGCTGGCAAAAACGTACCTTTGAAACGTTAGGTAAGTTTCTAATAGTCTGCACCGTTCCGTCTGGTCGTACCGAGTATAGCTTATTTTGCGTCGCGATCAGCGTATAGATAGCGCCGTTAATGTTTGCTTCGAAGATGTTTACTATAACGCCATTGCCGTTGCCGTATAGCGCCGCGTTTAGCGTGGTCGTGCCTTCGTCTACGCCTACAATAAGGTCCGATAAGCTGCCGTCTTGTACGCCTAGTTCTATCTTGACTGTGCTAACCGTGCTAATGCCAGGTGCTAGGATGTCTAAAATATTGAAGTCCTGTAGCTCGTCTGTTAAGAGGTCGTTGTCGATGCAAAATACTTGCGGCGTAATGTCGCCAGGGTTCACGTTCCATGGGGAGTCTACGATAGTAACGGTTAGCTTCGGCGTAACGTAATTGTCGGTAGCTCGGCCAAGTTTTACTGTAAAGCCGGATAGGCGGCTGTTAATACCTGTAGCCGTGAATGGCGTTACCAGGTTGCCGACCTTTTGCTCGGCTGTTGCTGGAGTGTTTAGTGCCGTAGCGTCGATAAGCTCCGATATAGGGTTGCTACCGCGCCTTGTCTTATACTCGCCCACTCGGTCAAAACGTGCGTTCATAGCCAATCTAAGCTCGTCAGACTTCATTGTGTCGTTAGGCTTGTATGTAGTCATGCCCTCGGCAAAATTGGTCGTAAACGGCGCGCTTTTGCGCGTTGATAGGCTCGGAATAGCGCGCCCTGTAAAGTTAGATTTGCTGGCCATTGTCCTTGTCCTCCTCTTGGTTTTCGGTTGCGTACTCGCCTAGTCCTAGCGCGGCAAGAATTGCCGGAAGCGCTACGCCTTTTTTAGATAGCTCGCGCAGCTTGTCGAAGAATTTGTCGAAGGCTGCGTGTGTTTCTTCGCCATATTCGCCGCGTCCGCGCCTTGTCGTGTTTGTGTAGCCTTTTGCGTCTAGGTAGTCTTGCAGCATCCTCGCTTCTTGCTCGATTGGGCTTTTGTAATAGTCAGTTTTGCCGTAGTGATCTTGGCGAATTTTGCTAGTGCTATGCAGTAATGGCTTAAGGTCTTTTTGTAGCTCTCTGTATGCCGCGCCCACTTCTGGGTCATAACGTCCTTGCGGCGCTTCGAATTGGAACGAATGTAAACGCTCGTGCGCCATAGTGCTTAATGCGTCTTCTGGCAGCTGATTTTCTGATACCGCTATATCTTTTGAGCCGGAACGATAGCGACCATATGCCGTCTTTTCCATATCGAATTTGGACTGGCGCTTGTTTGTGTTTCCTGGCGCGATGCCTAGGCGCTCCGATAATGCAGCATCCAGCGCGCCGGCCTTCCCTCCTCTCTGGTTTGGAGCTTCTGCCGCCTTGTTAATCTGCTGTTTCATTCTCTTTACGAAGGCATCTTTTGTGTTTTTCAAGATATGTTCCTTAATGTAAGGCGTATTTTTGTGCGCTATATCTAGGTTTTCGATGCTGCGGCGCATAGACTCCCTATATTTTGGCTGTCCGGCATAATATACGTCCAAGAGTTCGTCCAGGCTTGCGCCTTCTACTCCCCTGTCGCCAAAAAGATTTTTCGTGATATATGCCTTGCGGTCTTTTAGTTTCATGCCATCGGCCTGGCGAGCTAATACGTCTATACCTTCGGTTGGCATAGTTTCCGGCTTGATTCTGTTATATAGCTCGTTCTCCGGCAGGCCGTTTTCGTAATTATTTAGAATCTCTGCCGCTCTGTCGCGCATCGTCTGCGTAACTTTGCCATTTACTGGTGCATAAGGGTTCACGTCGGCTACGTCTATAGTTTTTGGCGTAACTGGCTGCGTTGGCTGGTCGAATAGTCCTAGCTGGCTATAGCCTGTTTCTGGCGTTTTTGTGGCAGTTTGGTCGAATAAGCCTAGCTGGCCGTCTGGTACGCGTGAGGCCATAACTTCTTCTTCAGCTTCAATAACCGGCGCGCCGTTCTTTGCGCGTTCCTTCTTGAGTGCGCCCGCCAAGCTCTGTACGCCGCCTGTGCCTGCGCCCAAGAGTGCGCCGAATTGTGCGCCTTGTGCTGCGCTCTGTAGAATTTCGTCAGCGTTTCCGCCTTCGATGGCCGTTCCGCCTGCCTGCGATAGTGCGCCGCCTAGTGAGCCTGTAGCTGCGCCCTTGAGTACTCCGTTAGATAGTACTTTGCTGCCGCTATTGGCTAGTGCTTTGCCAAGTCCGCCGGCTGCTAGCCCTGCGCCTGCTCCGACTGCTGCGCGTTGTGCGCCTTTGCCCCAATCGTAGTTTTCGCCGTTAAACTTGAACTCGTCTGCAAGGCCTCCAATTGCGCCCTGTAGTGCGTTTACTGGCGCAGCCTGTCCAAGTCCTGGTATTAAGTCAATCGCCGTTTGTGCGCCGTTTAAGGCCGTTCCTAGGCCCTTTGCGGCCGCGTCCTTGTCGCTTTCTGTTTCGTATAGCCACTTTCTGAAGTCCTTTTGGCGTTGGTTGGCGTCTTTTACTGCTTGGCCGTAGCTTTTCTTGTTGATAAGCGCATCCAAGCCGGCCGTTAGTACGTTGTTAGTAGCTCCACCGCCTAGCACGTCTAGCGTACTTTTGCCCAAGTCTGTAAAACCTTGCGCCAAGCCTCCCAAAAGTGAAGATAAGCCCTGCGCCATAATTAGTACCTCGCTCGTAGAGTAATAGGAAGCCGCGCCCTGTTAGCGTCCTCTTGCTGGCGTGGGCAGTATCGCTCGTTCATATTTATCAAAATTTCGTCTGCCTTGTTTTCATAGATCGCGGCATAGTCGAAGTTGTCGCGGCTCTGCTCGCATCGTGCAAGGGCGCGCAAAACTAGGAGTTCGCCGTACTCTGCCGGAATAACTGGTTTGTCGGTGTCGTTGATAAGCTCGGCTGGTTTTCCCTGATAGTAGACATTAAGGCTGTAAAAGCGCTCGTCGCCGTCCTCGTCCAAGTCGTTGGAGATGTTCGGGAGGCCGTAAAATAGCTTGTTGCCATATACGCTGTAGTAGTAGTGGTTGGTTGGCTCGCCAATATTAGCCATGAAGTCTTGTGATGGCTTGTATTTAAGCGTAGTCGTGCATTTTCCGTCGTTGGCGGTCAAAATAATAGCCGACTGGAAGTCGCGCGGTAGGAGTACTGCGCCGGACTCTTGCACTTGCTGCTGATAATATTTTTCTAAGAATTGGTAGCGGGTTTCGCCCAGGGTTTCGAAGTAAGCGTCGTTGATAAACTGTTTTATATCCTCGTCGCTAAACTCTGCATCTTTGAGCTTGGCCTTGATTCGGTCAACTAGCCCCGCAAGGTTATAGTTTGCGTCCATTTAGTATGTACGCGCACCGCCATTAAGCATATTTTACCACGAAAGCCGCCCACTCGGACGGCTCGCGCAATATGTAAGAAATTCCAATACGATTATATACCAAAAAGCCCCCTAGCGCGCGTTCTAGGGGGTCTATTTTGCGTTTTAGCTTGATTAGCCGGTAATAGAGCCGGTAACGGAAGCGACGGCCTTTTTCTTGCCGTTAAGCACGAAGCTATCGAAGATAAAGCGACCGACAAGCACAGAACCGTCAACCAATTCGGAGTCGGTAATAATGCGGGTGTTCATAATCTGCTTTGCGCCCAAGAGTGCGTCGCGATGGATCATGATAGCGTTGGTGTTGCTTGGGAAGTAGCTAGAAGGAACTTTCACTACCGGAACGCCGTCCAATTCGCCTACGAAGCCGCGGCCAAGCAATTTGTCATTGTAGCCAGAGCCAAGCACGGTCGTGGTGATTTGCTTCTTGATAAGGTTGTAGAACTGTGGGGATACCCAGAGGACACGACCTGCGATTGGAGCTTTTGCCTCGTCCAAGAAAGCGCTCATTTGCAAGGTGTTGCCGTAAGCGTCGTTGGCGGTGTAATTAACAGCCTGCGAAACGGCGGTAGCGCCAGCGGCAGCCTTTGCCAAGCGGTTAGCGTCAATCATTGGGATAACCTGTTCTTCCATCTCTGCGCGCATGACTTCGCCGGCCTTCTTGGCCAAAGCGCCCTGCTCGTAGTTACCGCGGTCAATGACAATCTTAAACGACTTGTCGTTGCCGAGCTGGTAAGCGGTTACAACATCCTGCAATTCGTTGTTGCCACCAAAGCGGTCGCCGGTTTCGGTGCGATCGTAGTTAGATGGGGCGACGGTCGTAACGGTGTAGACATTGACAGTCTTAACGCCATCAAAGTTGTATTTGCGGTTGACATATTTATCAGTATAAGAACCAGCGGTAAAAACCTGGTCGAGCTGGCTAGAATACTTGGAAGCTAAATTAACAGCCATTTTTTATTCTCCTAAAGTGTAAAAATTCAGTTTTAACCGAATAACCCAGATGTAAAGGGGTCGTTTTCTTCGGCTTTGCTAAACTGCGTACTGTCGGTAGCGTTTGCCGCCGGTCGTTTCGCAGCTTGGCGCGCTTCCATCTCTTTTAGTACCTCTTTGCGGAGGTCTTGTTTAAGGTTTTCGACTTCTACTTTGCCTGCGCCGGATAGTTTGTATACGTCGTCCAGCGTCATAGCGCCATTAAGGACTAAAAGCCCTTTCGTAAGAGGTTCGCCGGTCATTGGGTTTACTTGTACTTGCCCGCGTTGGTCATATAGTGGTGTCTGGATATACTCGATCATTTTCGCCTCGTCCTCTGGCGATAGGTTATGCTCTGTTTTCCACTTCTCTACGGCCATTTCTGTACGCATCGAGCGGACTTCACTCAATGCCTCTTGGTCTGGTCGCATTTCCGGTACGCGAGATTGTGCAAGTTTCCGCGACAGCTGCGCGACTTCTTGCGATTTGTTGTAAAAGCCTTTTTCAGAGTTTCGGTACATTTCCGCGACTTTACGGAGTGCTTCCGGGTCGTTGGTGTTTATACCTTTTTTCGCTAAAAACTCGTCTATCGCATCGCCAGTTTGCGTCGTAGGGGCGGCTGGCTCATTGGTAGCGTCGTTTTCGCTATCTGTTTGCTCATTGGTTGCCTCTACTGCCGAGCCGTCTACTTCGTTCGCTTGTTCCTCTGTCGCGCCGTTGGCCGTTGGCTCGATGTCGGAGGCTTCAAAAAGTGATGGTTCGTTTACAGTTTGTTCGTCCATGAACTCTCCTTTTGTTTTTAAGATGGTTGCTTGGGAGGTTCGCCCTCCCAACAGCTCGGCTCGTCAGCATTTTGGCGATGCGCCGGCCCTTGCCGGATTTTTAAGTAATATTTACTTTAGACGAGTCGAGGTGATGGCTCATATCTAGCTTCTGTTAAGGTGCGTTGGTGTTTTATAGTTTGGCGGTTGTTTTAATCATTTGTATAGCGGTGGCGATTCCTGCTGCTTGTTGTACTCTGTAGTCGATCGCGTTGCCTCCGCCGGCTGCGTTCGCGATAGCTTCGTCTATATATCCCTGTTTAAGTTCTTCGAGCATCGCTAGCGCTTCTTGGCCTAATTCTCCGCGCCACATATCGCGCCAGCGTTGCTTTTTAGCGTCCGTCCAGTTCTTAAACTCCATATGCTCCTTCGATGTTCATATCTTGCGCCATAATGTCCTGGCTAGCCACGTCCTGCGCCTGTTCCATTGGCATAGCGCCCTGTACTGGCGCTTGCTCTGCCGGCGCAATAATGCGGTTAATTTCGTCGCTCGTGAGATTCGGCATCATTTTTTTGTACATGATTTCTTTGGCGGCCTGTAGGTTGTTTGTCGGGTCTGCAATAATCATTTGATATGCGTTAGTGTAGGCTTCCTGTTGCTCGGCCTGTTCTAGCTTCTTCTGAATATCTAGCGTAACCATCGGCGTATAATCGCCCATAAAGCGTGTCATGTCTACTTCTTTCCACTCTACGCCAGCATCTCCGATGGTGCGTACCATGTAATTGTCGTCTGCGTAAAGTTGTAGCAGCTTAAATACGATTTTTGCCTCTTGGAAGAAGAAGCCATCCGCAAGGTTCTGGGCTTTCTCTTGGATGCGTATATCTGCCTGGCTAAGTGCCGCCTTAATTTCGGTCGCTGTAGTGCTATCTGTCGCGCTGATGCCCTTGCTAATCTCTGATACGCTGGCGCTTTCTCTAATTTCGGACTTGATGTTCTGACGCTCGTTAAACGCGTTGGCCGGAATCATTGGCGGGTTGCTCCACTCCATAGCGCCAGCCTTGAGCGGATATACCTTGCCCGGTGCTGGGTCTAGGTCGTCCAGCTTGTCTGCAAATTGTGGGTCGATGCGGCGTTCTGGGAATAGCTGATACATAACCGAAGATATGTTTAGTTCGGTTAAGGTGTTAAGCGCCTCTTGCTCGTCCGCAATAATATCAACGTCGCTTGAGCCGTAAATAAGTGATACATCCTGGTACTCGCAGCCGTGAGCAAATGGCAATAGTCCGGCGGTCTTTTCGTTAAATGCTTCGGCAAATTCGCCAATATCTTTGCCAGTTTCGGCCAAAGTCTGTACGCGCTCTATTTCGTGTTCTAGCTTGCGCTGTTCGTACTTGCTGCGCATAAGGGCGTAGTGCGGGTTCTCGCGCTCCTCGATAAGTACTTTTCTGTTAGCAATAACGCCTACGCGTTTGCGCGTCCAAATCTCGATAATCTCGACTAGCTCGCCGTTGCCTGGTGCGGTCGTGCCTAATGCCTGGTCTTTCTTTACCTTGTCGCTTTCGGTGTCGACTGTTCCGCCCATCGTTGAGCCTGCGCCGTCCTCGATGTCGTCTAGGTTCTTATAGCGCTTTACCTGCTTGCCGGTCTTTGCATCGTAGATAATTTCGGCTTCCAGCTCTTTTTTAGTAGCGAAGAATCGGCGGCCAACATAGCGCCAGTTCTCTGCGCTGGTGGCTTGTGGGTCAATGATCATGTCACGTACAGGCACAATAACCTTGTGGACATAGCCGCCGTTGTCGTCCGGTTGCCACTCGTAGTACGCGTCGTAGTTGCCAGTAATCACGCCTTGGCGGCCGTTAATCTTGTTTTTGAGCGCCCAGCCGTCGCGGCGCGCAAAGTCCTGGTATATCTCGTTTAGTACGTCCGTGTCTTTTTCCTGGTCTGGATGGTTCGGCACATACTGTACACTTGGGTTTTGGTTAAACAGAGTAGCTACGATAGTGTTTACCGTGCTATTTACCATCGGTACAAAAGTTTCAACCGGCACAATGTCGTTGCGCTTTACGCGGATATTTCGGTACAGTTTCCAGTTATTCTCCCACGCTTCGTGGTAGTTTTGCTGGGCATAAGTCCAAGAATCAGTAAACATCTTAAGATATTTACTTAGTAGCTTATCAGATTGTTTTTTGTCGCTTTCACTTTTGGCTTTTGCCATCTGCGTATCTACGACATCGCCATTGAACATATTATAACATACCTAAAAATAATCGTTGCTAGTGCTTTTGCGAAAGGCTTTTGGCGTATAGGTTTTGAACTTTACCTGTAGCGTCTGGGCCTCCGCGCTCTCCGTAGCGGCCATAAGGGAATATATGAAGGCGCTCGAAGCGTGGCTGCTCCAGTCATGCTCCGGCTTGCTCTTGAGTAGCTTGTTTTTCTCGTCGTACTCGTAGTGATAGGCCCTTAAACACTCCAAGCCGCGGGCGCATTTCTCGCGATCTATCCATACGCGGCTAAACGCTGGGCGCGCAATAAGGTTAATATCGTCGTTGCCAAGCGTAAAATTGGTCGGCCTTAATACTTCTACGTTGTGGAAGCCGTTTTGCTCGAAGAACTCCACGCGCGTTTTGCCGGTCTGTAGCTCTCTCTGTTTTGCATCGTGCGGCAAGTAGTGCGTTGCGTAGTTATACGGCTTGTTATGTAGTACAGATAGATAGTGGCCCAAGTCCTCGCCTGAACTCTCGTAGTAGTCTATAAAATGAATCTCGCGCCCGGCCATCTGAAACCACCATATGGCGGTCGAATCGCCCACGCCTAAGTCGAAGGCGGTATATACGGCTGAAGCGCCATCGTACGGAACGCTACCTATACGGCCGTCAATCTCTGCTTGCGCCAGCTGCTTGCCAAATACTGTACCTGTCTTGCTTGTGAGCGGTTGGCCTAGCCATACATGAGCGTACATATCCGGGTTATTTTCCTTCATGGCCTCGCGCTCTGCCTTTATTTCGTCGGATAGCAAGTTTTCTACCGCGTCAGAGTTGATATGCAGCACATAACAGTTGCCTTTATCTCTGTAGGCGTCCTCGACTAGCTCTTTTACAGGGTCATGCTCCGTCAGAGGGTTATACGTCCATATAATCTGGCTGCCCTTTTTACGGATGGTCGGAATAAGAGTGTTGATACTCTCCGCGGATACGCTCTGCGCCTCCTCTACCCAGCACCAGTCCACGCCCTCGAACGATTTAATTGTCTGCGCGTTGTTGTGTAGGCCCTTAAAATGAATCTCCGAGCCAGTTTTTAGGTTGCGCAGCTCCTTGTCTAGCACTTGCCAGTCTTTTAGGCCGTATTTCGCCACCAAATCGCCCAGAAGGGCTTTTACTGAATCGTCCATAGAGTTTTGAAACTCGCGCGTACAAAGCCCGCGTAGGCGCGTGTGTGAGCCTAAAACGAGCCTTGATAGCGCCACTTGATACGACTTGCCGGAAGAACGGCCGCCCTTATATACCAAATGCCGCCATTGTTGGCTCGGTTGGAATAACTCGCTATATTGCGCTGGTATATCTAGTTTTACTACCTCCGCCATATTTTACCCCTGTTCGTATATCTTATTTTCGATGTTGAATAGCGCTTTTGCGCGCCTTTTCTGTAGCTCCGCCTGGCACTCCGGCTTTTCTACTTGCAAGTCCAGCAAATCTGCGTAATAACGGTATAAACTCGATCGCCACTTGCCGTTTTGCAGGTCGGTGTTTGTGCTGCATGAGTTGTAGTTGTTTCTGTTCCACTTGACTATCCCTTTAGCCATTGTTGCTACCGTTTCTACGTTGTCTAGTTGCGCTATATGCTGCGTTATATCCTCCATCAGCGTATTTTCCGGGAATGGAACTACCTTTGAGCGTTTGATGCACTTAGTCCAGCAGGCTACACTCTCGTTATGCACTATTTTTTCTACCGAATCTTGGGCGCTACAGTCGTTTAGTATTTCTTCGCCGTCTTTGCACCAGTAGTAGCTAAGGCGCACCAAGTCCGGGCGGTTGTTTTCTTCTATAACTCGGTATATCTCGGCCAAGCACATATCGTCAGCCAAGCTGTCGTCCGAATCTAGGAATAAAACGTAGTCACCACTAGCAAAAGCTAGCCCCTTGTTTCTCGCTCCGCCGTTGTAAGCCTTGCGCTGGCACTCGCAGATAGTCAGATGTTTAATTTTGCCGATATACTCCCTAGCTATAGCTAGGCTGTTGTCGGTCGATTGGTCGTCTATAAAAATAACCTCGTGCGAATCAAATTTTTGCGTTGCGATGCTCCCTAAACACTTATGCAACCAAGTAGCGTTATTGTAGTTCGGAATAATGATGCTAAAAATCATAGCTTGCCTTCTAAAACTCGATGCCAGATTGGCGCTACGCCAGGCTTGTACGCTTCTTTTGGCTTCGGTATTTTCTCTACAATCTGTTTTACTTGCTCGTCCGGTATATCGTCGGCCAAAATATAGCCGTTCTCGCCGTTTTTAACCAGTTTGCGAAACTCCGCCAAGTCCGATACAATAACCGGCACTTTTCGCTGTAGGGCTTCGCGTACGCTGTAGCAAAAGCTCTCTGAACGTGAAAGCTGGCACAGATAGTCTGCGCCGTCTAGTAGCGATGTGGCATATACACTCGGCTTGATTGGCACAATATGATCATTGGCCAAAAGCTCGTCTGCCTGGGCGTACTGCTCGATAGCACTTGATAGCCATATAACGTAATTGTCGGTGTACTTCTGTAGCTTGTCGGCTAGTATTTTAAGTCGGTCTATCCCTTTTTCTTCGGTTGCTCGGCTCAAAACTACAATTTTAAGTAGTTTCTTCGGCTCTGGCATAAGGTTTGGCACTACTATAGATTTTCTGCCTTCTTCGCGCTCCAGGGCTTCTTTTGCAGTTGGCGATACTGCCAAGTATTGGCTAATTCGGTCGTTATCTTGGTAGTAAAAACGGCCGTATTTTTCTACCTTTTTAAGCGTTGTAAGGTCGCTGTGGACTTGTTGGTATACTTTGTCGGCCTTGATGCGGTCTAGGGCTAGTACGCTATCGCTATGCTGTAAAATAGCTACGTCTGCTTCTAGCGTTTCTTCGCCTAAAACGTATACATCGTGCCACTTTGCCGTCGCTATAAGCTGGCTAGTAGCTGTCGCGTCTGCGTTCAGCGTTACGAAAGCTATATTTTTAGTCTTAAAATGCTCCGCAATGGCTCTGTTTGCTGTTTCTATGCCGCCAATTTTGTAGATCATGCTTGATATAAACAAAACTCGTTTGCCGGGCTTTGGCGGGTGTTCTATAGCTACTATTGTAGTTAGTCCGCGCTGGCACAATGAGCGTACGCGTTGCTCGTCCTCGATAGTAAACTTGCTGCCGCGTGTGTGCTGCGCTCCGGTGTACATATCCCCGAAGTCGCTAGTTACTTTTAGTGTGTATTTCATTTGGTAGTAGTTCCCTTAAAATTGCCTCTAAAACGTTTACTACGATGCTGTTGCCGGCCTGCTTGTATAATTGCGTGTTTGAGTTTATTTTTTCGGCCTTCTCAAAGTCGCTATCGTCGAAGCCCATAAGTCGCCAGCACTCTTTTGGTGTTAGTTTTCTAATTTTCATATCTTCCGTTAATACTGCCATGCTGTCCCCTGTTGCTAGTGTTTTTGCTACTCCGTGGCCTACGCGTCCGCGCCTTGTTTGGCTTTTGGGGTAGGCTAGGTCGATGCCATCCCCCCCCTCTGCCATGTCGTAGCCTTGTTTATTCGCTGTTTTTATCGGTATCATTTGTTAAAACTTTTGGCTCGGTGTTCCCGCCCTGACAAGTGCTAATTGTCGGTGCTGTTCCGTCCGTTCCATATACTCTTTTAAGTATGTCGTGGCCATTTATCGCTTCGACTCTGCCGACGATTCCGCTATAAAGTTGTCCGTTTGCCGGCTGCCGGCTCTCGTGGCGATCGTATGCGCCACTACTCTCTCTCTCTCTCGATTGGCTCGAACTTAAAG